TATCCGCGCACGTCGGCCCTCACGGCGTCCGGTAGGTCATGGCGCGTCTTGGCCTTGTCGATGCCGGCGCTAATTTTGGCGACTTGGTCAGCCTTGATCTGGCCCTTGTCCATCAGCTCGTCCATCACGTCGTAGGCCTGCTGGCGTTTCTCCGGCGAAAGCGGCGGAGTTGCAAACGTCCCCGACGGCAGATCGTGAACGTCACCCCACCGCACCGGGGCGTGCTTGTCCGGGTCATACGGGACGAAGTTGTGCGACGGGTGACCCTGGGCGATGACGGCGTTTGCGTGGTCCTCATCTTCGTAGACGAGATTCGCGACGATGCCGTGGAACGTCTGTAGGTAGTGCTTTTTCATGTGTTCTGCTTGAACCCTATCGCAACCTTGCCGTTTGATGTCCCAGAGTCCGAGATGTTGAACGTGAGCCCGATCGAGACGAGGTCGCCCTGGGCCACGCTCGGGAAATGGGCACTGTCACTCGCCACGAGCCCCGTAGTCCCGCTCGTCGCGGTGCCGGTTGGTGTCGCGTTCACTCCGTTGATGCGCGCCACGACGACGCATGATGCCGCGGTCGCGAAGGCAGTTGGCATGTTGCAGACGAGAAATCCGATCTTTCCCGCCGCCAAGCATGGGAGCTGACACGTCGTCTCGGTCGCGCTGAGCGCAGCGGAGTTGTTCGGTCCGGGGAATCGCTGAGAGCCGCTCGCGCCGTTCGTCGTCCAACCCTGTTGGATGATCGGCGAATAGGGAAGCTGGTCGTAGGTCATGACCTCGCCCGTAGCCGCGCCGGGCGTCACTGATTTGCATTTCCCACCAGTCGCCAGAACGAGGTCGTTCACGACGATGGCGGCCGTGCTGCTGACGATGGCCATTACGGTGCTACCTGCACGGCATTGTTGCCGTTGTTGACCTGAATGAGATTGGTCACACTATCGACTTGGATCTTGGTGCCGGTGGGCGGAGGTCCTGAGCCCGCGGCACCTTTGCCCATCAATGGTACTGGCAGGTACCCGTAGCCGTAGCCATACCGCATCTCCTTCGGCTCGTCGGGTTTCTTCACCAGATCACCAAAAGCCCACCGATGTCCGTGGTCGTGTGCTGGATACTATTTCCCGCCGGGAGCGTAGCGCCAACCAGATTCGTCACGTCCAGGGCCACCGAATTACCGAAGTGATCCTTGTAGGTGAGCGTCTTGGTTCCGCTGCCCGCCGAGGTGATAATCCAGTGGCGGGGAGGCCTTCCGGCCATTCCGCCCAGGATGGCGATACTGTCCGCCTTCAAGTCGATGTCCGAACCGAAGCTCGTGTAGAACTTCTGGGCACACTGTGCGCCGATGTAGTCAATTCCTGCTGAGAGGTCCATGGGAGTCCTTACTGGCCGAAGCCCCGAATCAAATCTATCAGACTTTGCGTCGGGGGTCGCAGCCGGTGAGCAAACTCGTCCGCCGCGTTCTCTTCTTCCTTGCGCCCGTGAGCTCCGGCAACCCCTACCGCCGTCTTGACTTCCTGGCTCCGGACGATGGGGTCCGCGTGGTACTCACCTCGCCGAATCATGCGGTAGAGAAACCCAGGCTGGCTCGTGGACTCGGTCAGGTGCTCGTAGGCCTGGGTCGCCGTGACTGCCCTCAGCTTGCCCTCAGCTTGTCCCCCGCCGGCCAACTTGAGCAGCGCCTCGTCCCGTTCCTTCTTCGAGCCGAACCCTCGCAGAGCGTCCGCAAGCTGGTCCTTCGTCATCGAGCTGCCGAGGTCTTCGGCGTTCGTGATTCCTGCCCGCCGGAACGTCGCCTTGATTTCGTCCAGCTTCCCCGCGATGTTGTGCTGGTAAGCGGCCCACCCCGTCACCTCGTGCCCGTCCACCGTCGCTCTCGCGTTGGCCACCTCGGGCAGGTTGGCGGGTGAACGGAATTGCTCCCGGTCCTTCCTGAAGGAGCGCTGAAACTCATCCAGGACCGGGTCGTGCTCCCCGCTCGTGCGCTGCCCCTCTTTGGTGAGGGCGTTGAGCTTCCGGATGACCGCGTCCGACTGCTCGGCGTTCAGCCCCTTCGGGCGGTAGGCGATGACGTACTCACCCGCTGGCACGTTCCGCGGCACCCCGCGCGCCTCGAGCTCCTCGGCGGTCACGAGTCCCTGTTCCAGGGCCGTCTTGGCCGGGATGGTCAGCGTGCCTCGCAGGTGCCCCGTGGTCGCCTGAGACTTGGTCATCGGCTCCCAGGTCCCCAAGGTGTCCATGACCTCCCTGGCCTTGTTGTCGCTGGAGCCGAGGAACGGGATGGGGCCCGGAGCCGTGCGCACCGTCGTCGTGTTCGGAACGACCGCGGGGATGGGGGAACCTGGGGACGGAAGGGTTGGCCTGTAGTTCTCCTCTGGTCCCGGCTCTGGCTCTCGCTCGGTATGCGGGCCGTTGGCTGCCTCTAGCTTGACGACGCGAAGGCCGTCTCGCGTGTCCTCGCCAGCGACACGCCATTGCGTTCCGCGGGGAACTAAAGCCTCTCCGAATGTGTTCGAGCCCTCGATGTGGTCCACTGGTACGGCTCCGTGCTGGCCGCCGATCTCCAGTAAAACGCCGCCCTTCTTCGCGAAGCGCGTGGCCCCCTCCGGGTCCTTACTGACGGACCAAGTCGACGGGTTCTCTCCCGTAGAAAGAACATGTTCCAGCTCGGCCTGGCTGGCGCCTCTGTAAACAGGACCGCCGAACGTTGCCCCGCTAGCCTGAGCTTCCCGCAGAAAGTCAGTAACCTGAGTGCTGGTAGGGTCTTCAAGCCCCGCCTGCTCCGCCTGTCCAACCCTTTGCCTGTCTCGATTCAGGAAGCGATCGAGCGTCTCGTGGAAGCCCCCCTCTTGGGCTACTTGGTTTGCTTTTGCGCCAGCTTCATCGAAATGAGCCTGGTGGTCCTCTGGCAGCAAGTCGTGCTCGTGGACGTCCTGCCAGCCCTCTTCCGTCGGGTCCGGAGCAAGCGAGACCTTCGTCTCCTCGCCGGGAATCGTGTGTCTCTTGATCCAGCCGATGGCCGCTTGGAGGGTGCTCGCGTGCGGGACTCGCTCCTGCCCCTCCGGGCTCTCGTACATCTTCGCCGCCGTCTGGCGGATGGGTTCGTACTCCCGGTCGGAGTACTTCTGGAGCTGGGGAAGGAGAGCCTCCTGGGCCTTCTGGACAGCAATCTCCTTGGGAGTGAGCACCGGCTCGCCGGGTCCCGCAGGCTTCGCTGCCGCCTCGACGTTGGACTCGACTTCAGGCCCACCCTTGAGGCCCGCTAGGACTCCAGTGCCGCCGCCGCCGGCTTCGAGCTGCCGAAGCTCGTGCCCTGCGGTTCCGGCGCGGATGGTGTTCTCGACGAGCTTTCCGCCACCGCCGAGAACTCCGCCGACGGTCGCAGTGATCGGGTTCGTCCCCCGACTGATGGCGTTCTTCCCCATCGTTTCGAGTGGCACTCCCTCGGAAGCGTCGTGGAGAGCCCCCATCGTCGCTCCGGTACCTAGCGCCGCTCCGGCCCCCTTCAGGATGGCCCCAGGGATGCTCTTCGCTGCCCCCATGAGCTCTGCCGCTCGTCCCGCGACGGCGCCGCCCATGCCCACCGGGGCCGTCGCGATGTCCGTCCCCACTTCCTCGAGCGGCGACTGGCTCTTGACGTTGTACTCGATTTGGTCCGCGCGAGCATCATCGCCCACGGCGCGGTTGAACTTCGTCATCGCCGCAGGGATGATGCCGCCGGATACGCCGTTGAGTATCCGGTCGTACCCCGTGTGCATGTTGGTCTCGGCACCAGTGAGAAGGTCGACCCCCATCTTGGGGAAAAGCTTCGGCCGCTGGATCGAGACGCCTCGCCGAACCGCGTCGTCGTACGCCTGGGCGTACCGGGCGTTCGCGTAGTGCTGATAGAGCGGAGACTTGTCGGTGAGCTGGTCCGCTGTGGCCGCCATCTCGGGACCACCCTTGCGGAGCATGTTCTGCACCTCCTCCACCGACGGCTCCTGGAAGGTGACGCCGTTGAGAAGGGACATCAGTCCAGTTACCCCTGGGATGCGATGAGGAGGAACGAACTCACTGGGCCGCTCGAGAGCTTTGGCGGCGGCAGTCGCGCTGTCCACGGGGGCAGACTGGGGCTTCTGGGCGACGGGGGGATGGAGCACGGAGTCCGCGCTCTCCTGCATCGTCAGGTCACGGAGACCGGCAACGCGCTCGGTATCCCGCTGGTTCGCGCGGAACCTGTCGTAGGCCGCTCGGTCTTCGGGGTCGAGCTGCTCCACAACCTCGGGAGGAAGTTCCTTACTGGCCACTCTTCTCCGTCAGCCACTTCTGGAAGCGGGCTTTCGCCTCTTGCTTGCTCATGGCTCCCGCTGCCGGGGGTTGCTGCGCGCCGCGGGGAATCGTTCGAGGCTTGGGGGCGAGCGGTTCCGACTTGGACTCTCCACCGAAGTCGTCCGGATTGTAGAAGTCGAGGCCGGAGAACGCCGTCTTCCAGATGTCCGCCTTGCCTCGCCTAGCCGCGTGAGAAAGACCGCCCAGGTTGCTCGTGGCAGCCCCGTACGCGCCCTTGAGTTCGTCGTGCCAGACGGTGGACAGGTTGCCGGCTAGTCCCTTGAGGCGAGCAATTTCCTCGGGGGAGTAGTTCGCTTCCGCTCCGCCCTTCGACGTGAACTCCTGGAACTTGTCCCAGAGCGACTGCATGCCTGGCGTGTGAGCGAAGTCCTGGTCCGAGATGCGGTTGTCGCCACTCGCGCGCACCAGGAGCTTGATGGCGCTCGTCACGTCCGCCGAAGAGGAGTTCGGATTCTCGAGCAGCTTCTGGGCGTGATTGGCTTGGAAGTAGCCTTCCTTCATGGCCGAGAGCTTCTCGACGTTGCCCTCGTTCTTGGCCATCGTTTGGCCCTTGAGAACCTCCTTCGATTCGTCCACGCCTTCGCCCCCCCCGCCGCCACCCTTCGGGTGCTTCACCAGCATCCGGTTCATGGCCGCCGTGCGGTTCGCCGCCGCGTTGTAGAGCGGGACCCGTTCCTTCTCGAGTTCTTCGGTCGTTGGCTCTCCGGAGAACACCGACTCGCCGATGGGCGCCATACCCTCAGCCTCCGCAACACCGGTCGCCGCTTCCTTGTAGGCCGCCGCCTTGGCCTTCTGGGATGTCATCAGCTCGTTCGGGTCGAAGGTAAACTTGCTCCCCGTTTTGGTGTCCCGGAAAGTGAACACGGGAGCGGGAGCGGGGGGCCGACTGACGCCAAGGGCCTGCTCCGCCTGGTTCAGGGCCTGCTCGTGGTCGGGGCCCGTCGTGTCGCCCTCGAACTGCTTCTTCTTCTTGTCGAACTGGTTTTGGTTCGCCCAGCGGGCCAGGTAGGCCTGGAGGTTCTCGCCTGGAGCCTGAGCGGGCATCGCCGTCACTTGCGGCGGCGGAGCTTCAGGAGGAGCCGCTTCAGGTTGAGTCGTGGTCGGTGCGGCAGGCGGGACCGGGCCACCGGCTAGTTCCGGGCTGACTGAGGGAACGGACTCATCTTCGACCTTGACTCCTGGTTGCGCTTGCTCTTCCTGCTCGATGCCGAGATTCTTGAGGACCGTGGTCCACATCGGTTGAAGCTTCTTTGCCGTGTCGGCGTCCGCAGCGTAGCCGGCGCGCATGGCCCCCATCGTCCTATCGATCATATCCGTGCGCCACTCGTCGTGATGCTGCGCAAGCTGGGCCGCCTGCCGGTCGCTCTCGCCCTGCTGAGCTTGGGAGGCGCGCTTCTCTTGTGAACCAAGCTCCTCGTGGCGCCCCTGGGCCTGAGCCCCGAGTTGCTGCTGAAGGCGAAGGTTCTCCTGCTCCTGAGCGTACTGCTCAGCGGGCGTCGGAAGCGGGTTGACCGGCTTCGCGATCGGAACTGGAGAGAAGAACTGCTCGAACATCAGCCCTGCGGCACCTGTCCCCCGATGGCGCCACCGGCCGCTCCACCCAACGCTCCGCCCGCCACGGTGCCAGCGGGCCCACCGAACGAGCCGAGAATGCTCCCGAGCACTGTGCCGATGCCGGAGCCGAGCTGCCCGTACGAACCGCCCCCCGCGCCGCCCGACTGGTTCTGCATCTGAACCGCTTGGGAAGGACCGGCCACGAGCGATTCGAGGTAGTTGTTCAGGAGCTGGTCCTGCGAGTTGACGTCGGCCCCGCCGATGGCGGTTCCCGCTCCCGTCGTCCCCCCGGCGTAGCCCATGAGCTGGTTGATGTACTGGCCTTGGCGTTGCTGTAGGGCCTGCTCGGCGTTTGACGCCGCGCCCATCCCAGCCGTGAGCCCCTGAAGCCCCTGACTGGCGGTGTTCCCTGCGAGCTGACCGCCGAGTCCGAGCGTCTGGGCCGTGGACTGGTCCGCCTGCCCCGCGAGCTGACCACCGAGCTGGCCACGTTGCAAACCGTACTGCGCGTTCGCCTGGGCCTCCTGGCCGCGAAGCGTCTGGTCGGCGGTCGCAATCTGGCCCATGGCTGCCGAGGACCCAGAGAGCCCCTGGGCCGCCGCCTGCTTCGACAGGTCCGCGTTCGTGCTCGAGACCGCATTGTCGTAGTAGCTCGACATGTCCTGCGGCTGAGAAGCCTGGAACTGCTGGTAGGCCTGATTCGCGTTGTTCCCCTGCGGGTTAGCGAACTGCCCCGAGACGCCGCCCCAGTACTGCGAGAGCGCGTTGGGCGCGTTGAACTGCCCCTGGTTCTGGCCGAAGTACTGCTCTGCCGCGCCGGGCTGTGAGAGGTCCCCGGTGAAAGACGTGTTGGGCTGGCTGAACGGCTGCTGAGGGAGAGCGGGACTCGTGGTGCTCCATGCCGGAGCCTGAGCCGGCGCGGAATGGTCGTAGGGGGCCGGTAGCGGCTGACCGTTCGAACCCGTGTACCCGACGACCTGGGCCGCTGCAATGCCGGCAGGCGAAGCGTTCGGGTACAGGGTTTTACCCGTGTACTGGGACGCCGCGATAGCTGCCGGTGACGGCTGCGCGGACTGGAGGAGGGGAGGATTTGCCATTACACGAGGTTCGTCCCGTTACCGAAGAACTTCGCATTTTTAATGGCGTTCTGGCGTGTTTGCCCAACCGCCGCGATGGTCGGGCTAATCGCCCCCGTCATCTGCCCGGTGGGCGTATAATTCTGAGGGCCATTCGGTGACCCGTACGTACCAGTCGCGTTCATGTGCGGGTTCAACGTCGTGTCGTAGATAGCCTTCTCATCCGGAGAGAGCTCCTGGAACGGCGAACCTAACTGATCGAGGGCCTGGTAGCTCCCCGGTGTCGCGTTGTGTCCGCCGTACGTCTGACTCAGCGCCTGAGCCACTGGCTGGTAGCTCGACGCTGCCGAATGGAGCATGTTGTCGTACGCCTGTTGCACCTCGGGTCCCCTCTGCTGGTAGGCCTTGGCGGAGCTCGCGAGGGCCTGCTGAAGGGCCTGCTCCGCGGCCGAATTCTGGTTCGCGCTCGACTGGAGGTAGTCTCCAATGATGGCTCCCCCGGACTTCGCCACCTGTCCGAGAACTCCGGCCACTCCCGAACCGGATGACGGAGCCGCCTGAGTGGGTTGCAGGATGCCGGGTGCCGCGCCTGAATAGTCCGTCATGTCAGTTTCCTAGAATGTTGAACTCTTCCGTAGCGTTAGCGAGACTAAACGGGTCGGTTCCCGAGAACACGAACTTCCACTGGCGGGTCCGATAGACCCCTAGGCTCCGGAACTCTACCACCGGCTGGTAGTCGCCACTAGCCCCGAGGGTGAATGAGAGACCGCCCTCCCATTGCCCGAGGTCGTCCCGCCAATAGAGAAGCCCCTGCTGGTTGTTCCCAGTGAGCCCTCGCCGGAGGGTCAGCCTGACCGCGACGCACTGCTTCCGGGCGTTCGTGTCGTGGTCGATGAAGCCGGTCGTGGTCGTCGCCAGGATGCGCGTCGTAACGTCCGTGGTGTCGCTCGAGAAGTCCCGCGAGAGCTCACGAATGAAGCCGGTCGGCCCGACGGCAACCACGTTCTTGTCCTGGTCGCCCCGGAGGAACTGAGCGGTGACCGGGAACTGGGTGAGCGTGTTCGATGTGTCGCTCCACCCCATCCACTCCGCCCAGCCCTTGCCGTTCTGGTAGGCGAAGGTCCGGCCGTCCGTCGGGAACGTCCAGACCAGGGCGTCGCAGTGCCCCTCGACGAAGCGGTACCCGAAGCAGTCGGACACCGACGTCATGTCGTTCAGGGTCTGCTGGATTTGGTCGGAGATGGGCTGGAAGGTTCTCCCGTCCGAGACTACGAAGCGGCGCTTGTCGTCCAGCCACGCGAAGGTCTGGTCGTACTTGACGACCGAAGAGCCAGCAACGCACCCCACCTCGCGCGTAGCCGCCGGAGCGTACGTAACCACCGGGTCTGGGTCGAATACCTGAAGCGTCGAGGAGCCGAAGACGAAGACTTCATTCGTGTTGTCCCTCACGGCTACCACCGGATCAGGCCGGGCAACGGCATTGAAGAAGCCGGCCGAGTTGTCGATGGCGGGGATCCAGGTTTCCGCTCCGGCGAACGTCACCGACCCGGTAAATACGTCGGAAAACTGGATTTGGCCCGAAATGACAGGATTGTCGATCAGGAGCCGGGAAGCGTTGGCGACCACGCTCGAACCGTTCGGTGGTCCTCCTCCCAGACGGGAGGAGACCAGGTCGGCGAACGTGACCTTCTGCGGGTCACCCCCGGCAGTGAGGACCAGAAGCATCTCGCCTTCCGCGAACTCTGGTCGAAGCGTGCCCGTGAGGTATCCCGCGGTCTGGTTGACCGACAAGTCCTCGAACCCGTCTGGGCGAACGAGGAGCACGGGCCTTGACGGAGCTGCCCCCCCCACTGCGAACAGGAGCCCCGTCACAGTCGTGTAGAGACCGTCGATTTCAGCCCCGTAGGCCGCCGTGGGTGCGCTCGAGTAGAGCCCGATGCCGGGCCGCTGCATGACCGCGCCCTTGGAGTCGGTGACGGTGTTGACGGACAGCGGAGAGGCGCCAGCAAGCTCCTCTTGGCTCGACTCCATGTTGTTGCCGAAGGGGATGGCTGCTTCGGGCATCAGATGTTGTTCTGCCTGGCGGCGCGCTCGACCCACTCGATGATGCCGATGTTGTTGGCCTTGGAGATGTAGTTGATGACCTCGTAGCGGTCGTCGGTGGCGATGGAGAAAGTGGCTGTCGTGCGACAGACTATGCCCGGCGTGAGCGTTCCGCTGGCCCCTCCGGACTTGTTATGGACGATGAGCGTGAACGTCATCCCCTGCGTCACAGCCGCGTCTATCGCAATGGTCTGGTTGCCGTTGGTGGTCCTCTTCAGCGTGATCATCTCGTGCTGGAGCGCGGGCAGTGTCGCGCTTGTGGCACCGTCGTCAGTCACCTGGTAGTAGGACCCAATTCTGCTTCCTAGATGGAACGTCTGGGCGCTCGTGGGAGAGTCAGGACCAGCAAGGTTGTACCTCTTGCCGACGCCCACGAAAACGTTCGCCGACTCGCTGAATCCTACCGGCGACGACGACAAGTCCAAATGCAGAGCTGCGGTGAGGACCGTCGCGCTCGCCGCGGTGAACGTGCACCCCTCGACTGTCCCCGAGAAGGTTCCGCCGTAACGAATGAACTCGGAGCTGCCGCTCACCGCGGCCGAGTCGAAAAGACAACCCGAGATGTCAGACGCAACGCACGCGACAATCCCTGCCCCTTGCGTGTACGACGAATGTTCCTGGGCGACCGTGCATCCACGAAGCCGCATAAACGGGTTCGTCGTGGTCGAATCTTGAACGATGGCCTGCTGTGTGCCACCGAAGAGAACGAAGGTCGTATCGCTACACAGGAGCACGCTGGTCGACGAGTCCTGGGTGACGAGCGCCCCGGTGTTGAGCGTCCCGCCAATGGTCATCGTGTCGAGGATGACGGTCGACCCGTTCGCTCCCGAGATGACCATGACTGCCCCGGAGTTCGCCTGCTTCGACTGGACCGTCAGACCATAGAACTCGTTGACGCTGTTCGTCGTCCCGAACAGGAAGGCCTGAGACGTGGCGTGGTCCACGTTGATGATGACGGTGCCCGCGCAGCACCGGGCGCTGACGTTTCTCGGGACGATGATGAAATCCGTGATCCGGTAGGTGCCAGGAGGAAACCAGACCACTCCCCCGCTGACCCCGGCTGCCGTGTACGCCGCCTGAATGGCCACCGTGTCGTCGCTGGTGTTGTCGCCCTTCGCTCCGTACGCTGGGGCCTTCACGTTGAAAACGAGCCCGGCCACGGTCGCCATCGCGTTCTGAATCGAAGATGAGCCCCCGCTCAGCAGGACGTTGAAGTCCGGCTCCCCCGCGCTCGAAAACCACTCATCGAGGACCGACTGGACAGTGACAGGCTTCCGTGTCCCAACCGCGCCGGTGCTGTAGTCCGCTCCCGTGAAACTTGGCCCCACATACTCGACCGCGTTCGTCGAGTCCATCTCGGTCCAGTTCCGGATACCGAGTCCGCTCGAGTCGAGGACGGAGCAATCCGTCTCTTCGTTGACGTAGACGACTGCCGAGCCGTTGGCGTCGAGGGTGACTGGGTTTCCGATCGCCGTACTGCCGTCGTAGGAACCGTAGATGCTCGCGAGGGATGAGGTTCCACGCTTGTAGAAGTAGGCCTTCCCGTTGCCGCCGCCGGCAACACCCGAGATGAGGGGAGAGACGCTTCTCACGTGCCCGTCCACTGGGTGAGGCCGTCTTGCGACGCCGTAGCCATCACCACGTAGCTCTGAACGGCGCTCCCCATGACCACCTCAGCGCCGAGCTGAAGCGATGGCGACTCCAGACGAAAGCGGGTCACCGCCTGATTCAGGAAGACGGCGCCGTTCAGGTAACGACCTGAGAAGATGCACGACAGGAGAGTGATGTCCGTGAGGCTCGTCCCTGAGACGTAAAAGCCGCCCGCAGGAAGCCCCGTGGTTGCCAGCGTCGAGATGAACGTGGTCGAGTCGAGCCGGGCGTTCGACGCCCCAGCCTGGAGCTCGAGCGCGTAGTTGCCGGAGTCGATGACGCTCGTCTGCTCGAAGTAGCAACCGCGACACTTGAAGCCCGCGCCGGTGACGACGACCCTGCTCCCCGTGGAGGCCACCTGAGGCGCTGGAAAGTAGATGTTGCGCAATTGCACGCCGGCCGCGGTGATGGCGAACAGCTCCGCCGTCGAGCCGCTGTTCATGTTCAGCTTGACCGTCGGCTTCCCGTTGGCTTGCCCGGAGGCGACGATGGTCAGGCCGGCCTTGGCGACCGTCAACGTGGACGCAAACGACTCCGAGTGGCCATCCAGGAGAACGATAAGGTCCCCCGCGCTGGCAGCCCCGTAGGCGTGCGCCGTGGTGGCGAACGGAAAACCCTTGTCGTTTCCGGAGAACGTGTCGTTTCCGATCAGGCTCGAGACGTACCAAAGGTTATTGCCCGTATAGAACGGCTTGCCGGTGACAAGGGAGTCCCCGAGGATTTCCCCGGTGCCGTTTGGCAGAATTTGGATGCTCATCGCATTCGTCGCCTTCTCGTGCCGTTGTTCATCACGTGCGCCTGACCGGCTACGTGCTGATGAGAGTAGCTCTTTGCCGTGACCTTTGCTGAAACAGCTTGCGCTCCGAGGACAGCGACGCGGTCAGCGGGCAACGAATGGGCAATCGCCAGCCGACTCGAGAGCTCCCAGAGGACGAAGTCCATCCAGTACCGCTCGAGATCGAGCGTCGCGTTGCCGTCCGCTGAATCCGTCGGAAGCTGGATGACTTGAAAGCGGATCGTCCCCGCCTCCGAAGGAACAGGCCACAGGTAGACCTGGACGGGAAAGACCGTCCGATCGCAGTAGTACAGAATGGGCCTGGCCTGAGCGGCCTTCGAGCTCATCCGCTGCCACGTGTCCCGGTCCTTCTGGAGCACCGGCGTTTCCCCAGTGGCCTGAGTCACGTCCGTGTTCGTCGTGTCGATGTACATTCCCGTGCCCACGACGTCGAAGACCGTCGGCGGGAAGGCGTAGATGTACGTCCCCTCGGTCGGGCTCGTCGGCGCCGTCAGGGGCAGGTAGTAGAAGATGGTCTGCCGCGAGAAAATGCCCTCGTTCTGAAGGCTCGCTAGCAGCGACTGGAGCATGTCCTTCCCGAAGGAGAGCTTGGTCGTCCACGTCGGGTCGCTCGTGCCCTGCCCGGTGTTCATCAGGCCGGCGAGCTGGTACGAGCGGAGCACCACCTGAGCGATGGTCAGCTCCGTTCCTCTGGTCGGCGAGAGTGTCACCAGGGCCTCGGTACCGGCGGGGGGTTGGGGTTCACCGGGTTGGGGTTGTCCGCCACGTCGATGGAGCCACCGTCCCGGACGTTCTGCGGCGAGATGGGCTCGAGAGCGCCGGCTGCGTTCCCTTCGGCCAGGGCGACCATGTCGAGCCCCGGCTGGTCGTCAGGGCACGCCAGGAGCCCGGACTGGTCACGAACGAGCTGGGACCGGTACCACTCGACACCGCAGTAGTCGCAGATACAGCGGAAGTCGCCCATCGGCGAGCTTCGCGGTCGGTGGCGTCCAATGGTCCGAATGGGGTTCCTTGAGCCCGAAGCCCTCGGGAGCCCCGAGCGGATAGATCAGGTGTCCGCGGTCGGGGACAGGATGGCCGAAACCGCCTTGTCGTTCACAACCTTGTTGTCGAAGAACTTTACCAGGACCGCCGTGCCCCCGATGACGATGCCTACCGAGCCGCTGGTGATGGTGCCGGTGTTGATGACGGCAATCTTGTTCTCGTCGCACATCCCATCGGAGGCCACGTTGTCGAACGCGAGCCCCGCCGAAGAGGCCGTGTGCGTGTTGTAGATGCGGTTCCCGCGGATGAGCATCCGGAGCGCCGCAGCCGTCACGTGGACGAGTCCGTTGGCCGCCGTGGCTGACGCAATCATCTCGTTGAACAGGATTCGGCTCCGGAGGACAGCGGCCGTGATTTTGATGCCGTCCGTGACGTTGTGCGTTTCCGTCCCAGTCACGATGTTGCCGATGAAGGCGAAGTCGTCCGAGCCCGTCGACACCGTGATACCGATGGTCGACTTCGAGGTGGCTCCCTTCGCCCACGAGATGTAGTTCTCCTGGAACGAGATGCCGGCCGCCGTGGTCGTGATTGCCGAGGTGATACCGTTCGCGCCATCGCAGAGCAACCGAAGGCCCTGGAAGGTGCAATTGGCCTTGGCCACAGCCCAGTTGCCACCTGTCGCCGTCCACTGGAAGGTCGGGGCCGTCGACTGGTTCGGGTAGGGGACTCCGATGACGTTCGTTCCCGCCACGAGGTTGTCGAGCATATGCCCGTCGACCACGTTCTCCGAGTGGCCCGAAAGAACGATGACGTTGTCCCCGGCCCCTGAGCGGCACTCCGCCAGGCCAGCGGCCAGAGTCGGAAGGAGCTGGTCCGCAATCTGCTCCTGGTCCCCCGTCTGGACGCCCGTAGAGCGAACGTAGACCGTCTTGACCCCCGGAGGGATCATCGACGACAGCGGCGTGGTGAACGCCCCGCCGAAGGTGTCGAACCAGGGCGTGAGCTGGTAAATCGGGAGGTTTGCGGCCATGGGCTACCTCAGGCGTTCGAGAAGATGAGCGAGCGAGGATTCGAGTTGCCTCGAGTCCAGCGACCCGAGATGCCGTACTTCATCAGCTCCTGGTCGTTGTCGATCCAGGTCCGCGAGCGCGGCTTACGGCGCCACATGAACTTGAAGCCGTTTTCGGCGTCGGTGATTCCGATCCAGTTCGTGGTCGTGTTCTGCCAGTACTTGTTCGGCACCACGTCCCAGTTCTTCTTGTAGATGACGTTGGGCTGGTTGAACTGTCCCGGCTCCGCCGCCTTCTCGTTCCCCGTGACCATCGAATTCCAGACCGCCCACTGCGGGACCGGACAGACGATGCACTTGATTTCGTACCCTTCGACGATGCCGTCCTGAGAGGGGTACTGCATCACGTTCGTCTCGGCGATGATGGCCGCCGAACGCGAGGGCGACAGGGGCGTCGCCAGCGTATTCGAGAACGTTCCGCCTTGAGCGAGGGGATGCGCCGATGCCGCGAGGGCTTGGCCGTCCCCGTAGACGTACGACGTGTTCGTTGCCCTCACGAGCATGAGCGTCGAGTCGACGTCGACCGTCTTCCAGAAGCTCCGCTTGAGGCGCATCGCAGCGTCGATGATCTCCGAGTACTTCTCGTCCTCGATTGCTTCCTCGGTGACGATGTACTTCCCGGCGAAGGTGCGGGCGATGTACCGGTAGAGGTAGCCTTCCTTGATGGTCAGGGTCCCCATCTGGGCGCCTTCGGTCTTCTCCCCGATGAGGCCGCCACCAGCTACCTCGAGGTCGTCCATCCAGTTGTCTGGCATGTCGACCTCGGTGCACCACTTCGGCATCAGGCACTTGGCCTCCACGCCGTCGTTGTCGTCCGTGATGACGCTGTCGAGCGTCTTCTTGAGCCCGTGAGCAATCGTTCCAGTAAAAACTGTGCCGGCCATGGTTCTCTCCTCAGGTCCCGAGCGCGGTGAAGGGCGCTTCGCTCGTCACGTTCGCCTGTACGATGAGCGACACGTTCTTCCCGCTGAAGTCCTGTCCCACGCTCATCGAGTAGTCCACGATGCGCCAATGGAAGGTGTTGGTTGTAGCGTGACCGGTGATGTGCAGAAACGGGTCCGCCTTCGGCCGGTTCGCATTCGTCGTGTCCACCGCCAGGATGTGCTCGACGTTCTCCCCGAGGAGAGCCAGATAGGCAGCCTCGGTCGTCGCCGTGGTGTTGTCGTCGCAGTCGAGACTCCAGAGGTTGCCGAACACCGGGCAGACCCAGACGTATGACATGCGCTCGAGATTCGTCGAGTACGTGATTCCCCCAGTCGGGTAGTACGCGCTCGGATCCATTCTCCCGAGCTGGGAGTTGTAGAGAGGCCCGAAGCCCATCACGATGCCCCACGGATTGCCTGCGGTCCCAGGCGTCGCCTCGACCCCGGGACACAGATCGACGTAGCCCGTCGAGAGAAGCTCGACCGGGTCGCCTACCTCGAGCCCTACCGCCGTGCCGTTCGCGCTCGGCGAGTAAGCCGACGCGAGGCGCATGCGCTGAATCTGAGGCTGCGGCTCTCCATGGAGAGAGCGAGCAAACCGAAACCCGTACTTGTGTGAATTGTCAGCCATCGAGCTGCTCCCCGCTTGCCGCGATGCGCGGCTGCCGAAGAATTGCCATTTCCTCTTCGTCCGAAACCGGCTCGGCGAACACCGGCCCGCGGATGCCCCGCTGCGTGTCCGCGAAACCCTTGTTCTTCACCAGGGCACGCTCGTAGGTGTCCCCGATGCGTTGCCCCTGTCCGGACTGTCCGCCGTACAGGTACTCTTCCTCGTGCTCCTCTTTGGAGATGCTCATCAGCACGTGGCCGTGAGTCTCCATGGGCTTGCCGAGTTTGGCCTCGTCGAACTTCATCCGCGCGAAACGCGGGCCGTCCTCCTGCCAAGTCTCGACGACGTATCCCATGCTCTCGTAGAGCGGAACGCCGAAGTTCACGTCGTTGCCGTCCGGAAGGACGTAGACGCGATCGGGCTTCTTGTTGGCAACTGCCGTCCAGTCAATGTACTGGGAAGGTCGCGCTGCCGGGTCCCTACGGCGTGCGTTTGCTGGTCTCTTCGCTGCGGCCATGTGCTCTTTGCCTTCGTCGAGATTGCAGTCCGACGAGACTTCCTCTTGAGCACCTGGCTACCCCGCGAGGTCCGGGGAACCGTTCAGGCCTTCGGGGTGGCTCCCCTTGGACCGGATTCGGAAACGCTACAGCGACGCGGTTACCCTGTCAAGCTATTCGGAATCCGCTCCGGATAGATACGACTTCGCCCACGCCTTGAACCGCGCCGTCTTGTCCTTGATATGAGGATACTTCGCGTTGGCCATCTGCTGGAACGCCTTAGTCATTTTGACCGTACGACGCCCATCCGTCGCCGGGCGTCCAACGCTGCCCTTGGGAGAGCCACCGAGGCGATTCCGGAGTGACGTGTCCTCCTGCTTCCGACCGATGTTGAACTTCTTCCGGGCCATGTCCATTGCCTCGTCGATGAGCTCCGGCGAGATGGGGACGTTGCGCTCGATTTTGAGGGACTCGAGTTGGTGCGTCGCCCACTGGGCCGCCGCGTTGTTCGCGAAGACGTCGGCGTGGCGGGCCGTAAGCGCTTGCTGCGCGGGAGTCGGGGCCGGCCCGATGCCGTTCTCCCGATTGAACTTCTGGTACTTCGCGCGGTCTCGGCGGTCGGAAATCTCCCGAGCCTTTGCCAGGTAGTTCTGATGTTCCTGGTCTGGCATCTGGACGTTCTTGCGACGGTACTCGGCGACCTTCTCCTGGAAGTCCTTCGCGAGAAATTCCTCTTCCCGATACGTCTGCCCGATCATCTGGTCCTCGGGCGCCTGCTGCGTCTGCTGGCGCTGCTGGGTCGCGTGCTGAAGAGCGCCCTCCGTCAGGCGAGCTCGCTCCTCGGCTGCCGCAGCCCTACGCTCCGCAGCGATGCGCTGCTCGTCGGCGCGGTCCGCTGCTTCCTTCGCTTCCTTGAACCGGTTTCGCTTCTTCTCGTCGCGTGAAACGCGCGCAGCGGGAGCGACGTCGATTTCGTCCTCGTCTTCGTCGTCGATCGAAACCTCTTCGGCTCCGTCGTCGTCCTCCGGTTCGTCGGCGCGCTCTGCCGCTTGGAGGTTCGCCTTGAGGCGCGCCATGTGCGACGCCATCTCGTCTCGCTCTTCTTTGCTATTCGCCATCAGCCGTACTCCGGATCGTTGGTTGTGTCGTCAGGAACCCAGGCGTGCCCCTCTTCGTCGTGGAACTCCACCTGACAGGTCTTCTTGTTCATGCGGTAGCTGACTCTCCGCTCCTTGATATCCCGCGCCAAGTCCTCGCTCGCGATGAGGCTCCCGACGCGGAGGACCATCAGGTACTGCTGGACGCCCGGAACGGAGAGCACCGGAAGGTGCCAGGGGGACAGGCGCATCATGATGACCGTGTGCCCGATGTCCATCCCGTGGCTCTTGAGGCTCTCGAGCGCCTTCGCGCCAGCCGAGACGATGACTCCTCGGGGATGCTCCTGAAGGTTCAGTTTCTGCGTGTTCTTCGTCGCGTACAGGATGGTCGAGCCCGGAATCTTCCCGTGGCTCTCCTCCGCCTCCTGTGACTCGATTTGATGGAGCAAGACGTTGTCGAATACGGCTTGGTATCTAAAAGCCGCGTCGACAATCTTGTACTTCCAGCGCTTCGATTCGAGGAGCCGCGACAGCCCGAGTTTCCGGTCAGGGTCGCCCTCCGGCTGCATGTACTGCTCGAGCGTCTTGTTGCGCGGGTCGTCGTCGCTGAGGAATGACGCGCTCGCTCCCGGCAGCACCTCGTGGCCTGTCAGCGTCGCGCTCACTTGTCGTCTTTCTCAAGGGTCAGCACCGTCATCCGCAAAATCGACACGCGGCCGGCTTGTCCGGTGATGTTCGGATCAGTGCTTGTCTGAGAAATCTGGAACAGGGCCTTCTCTTCCTTCTCGAGCTGGGCCTTGAACGCCTTCAGCATCCGCTTCGTGTACGACGCCTGCAACCATGCGGTTCGGTTGTCATCGTTCTCTTCTGCTTCACTCATGCTACGGGTCCTCCTGGGCCTGGGGCGTTAGGGGGTGGTTTCGGTGCGCCGTTGGGCGGCATCGGGGGATGAGGCGGCGGCACTCCCGGAGGCACCCCTGGCGGCATACCGGGCTGCGGGGGTGGCGCGGGAGGCGGTCCGAACTGCGGACTGGGGGGCGGCGGCGGCCCGAGAATCTGCACCAGATCGAACCTCTTCATCGCCTCGAAGACGCCCTTGATGGCCGAATACTGAAGGGCGAGATTCGGCTGAAGGAGCGGGTTCGTCGAGACGAGCTGGAGCACCTGCATGGCCTCGCCCATCTGCTGCTCTTCGGGCACGAAGCGGAGGTCCGAGCGGATTTCGATCTTGTAGTTCCGCTGGTACATTTTCCGCGTGACCTTGAGATTGGCGGATTGTCCAACGGCGGGGAAGCCGAGCGCCTGATTCACGACGCTGACGATTTCCTCGTCCCTCAGGTACACCGAGTTGAGGAAGCTGTTGTTCATCAGAATCTGACGAAGGAAGGGGTTCGCATATCTCCTACCGAACCACGACAGTTGCTTCGTCGCCTGCTCGATGCGAGTTGAAATTCCTCGGTAGGTTTCACCGCTCTTCCCCGGCTCACCGGAGAGAACGTCAGGAGCCTGCGCGGCCTCCTGCGACCACTGACTCACCAGGTTGATGAGCTCGACCATCTGCGGGTTCGCTTGGCCAGGGTCAGGGAAAAGAATCTTGTCCCGCAGGTCCCCACCGGTCATGCCGGTGACCTTGTTCTGCCTGCCGGGGGAGAGCTCGAGCCCTTCCTTGAACTCGACATCTTCCGTCGTGATCATCGTCCGGCAATTCGACTGCGTTGCCTGGTCGATAAACTGGGAGAGCAAAGTATCGGCGGCGCGGTTGTGGTCCGCATTCACCCTGCCGTACGAGATGCCGAGGTTCCCCGCCAAGGGCTCGATGCACACCGCGTGGCTGAAGAGGTGGATGGGGTCCATCCGCGGCTGCTCGGGGGCGGCGTTCGGATCGTCCGGGTTCTCGAGCCACTGAGGCGGCTGCGGCGGCTGCTTCATGGCCTGCGAAATCTGCTGGGTCGCGGCGATCATGTGCTGGGGCCCAATCTGCCCGGCCACGTGCGCCTGAGCGAGCCTGCTGCCCACCTGCATCAGTTGATGCCCCTCCTGCGCGTGGGCGTCCTGCGCAGCCCGGAAACCCTGGAGCTCCGTCATCTGCGAATCGTACCGAACTTGGTCCTGCCAGTTCGTTTTCTCGTGAAGAGAGAACTTCAGAACCTGCTTCGTCGAGTAGTCCACGATGACCTGACAGAAGCGGTCTCTGACCTGACCCGGAATCTCGACCCAACCCTCGTACTGAAGGATGCGGTACGCGCCGTTGTCGTTGTCCGTCGGGACTTCCACGCCCTGGACTTCGGCCATCGCCTGAAGAAGGACCATATCGGGGTCCTCGTCCCATCCCGACGCTTTCCCCTCGAGCACTTCGTCCACGTGCTCCCACTCCGCGCGCTTGCCCTGGAGCTGATGCCGCTGGTACCGAAGAATCTTCACCCGGAACGGGACGTCCGAGTAGTCGGGCATCGTCGACACGTTCACGTACGGCGTGACGAACTCGTCCACCGTCAGCATCTCGTGTCGATTGAGACCAGTCGACTGGTCGTAGAAGGAGTGGCACGTGACGTCGCCGGTCACGATGTACATCAGGAGGCCCCGCTCCTGCTGGCGGGGGAAGTCGGCAATCTGCTCGCGGAGCTGCCAGTTGCCGTGAATCGTCAGGATTCGCGCTTCCTGCTTCTCTTCCTCCGTGGGCCCGACGGGGATGACCGTGTACACGTTCGACCAGTCGTCGAAGAGCTCGGACGAAAGCCTGGAGATGATGCGAAGCGTGTTGGTCAGCAGAATCGGAACGTGGGCGTTCGCCGAGTTCTCGTAGGGCCATGTCTTCTTCGGAAGCTCTCCGCAGAAGATGAGCCAGTCGTCGGCGACCCGCTTCCGCCACGCCGAACACCCGTCGTACGCTTCGTCGAAGTCGCGGATGACCTTGCTCCCCAGCTCGTCGAGGAAGGCCTGACCCTCCGACGTGGCCTCGCACTCGAGGACCATGTTCGGTACCGACAGGTCGGGAACGAAGGCCGTGTCCGATGCCGGCATGTCGTCGACTTCGATAACCGGCTCGGGGTCGTCTCCTGTGTCCACCTCGGTCATGTCGTCAGCCATCAGTGATATCCTATCTGCCGAGTTCCGCAGTTGGGGCACATTGTGTAGGCCTCGGTCATGACGAAGAAGATGTTGCCGCAAGCGCACATCCAGTAGCCCTCGTCGGCCTCCGGAAGAACCATTGCGAACCGAGCGCCCTTAACGGCTCCACATTTTGGGCAATCGATATATACCGTGCCCACCGGCGCGACGCCGACCCATGTGTGTCCGCAGTCGAGACACCGACAGTCGCCGGACAGGTGGGGAGCGTGCTCCGCTAGGAATAAGACTTCGCCCATCAGAAGCCTCCGTAGCCGTACTTGCCCCGGTTCACCTTGGGCCGGTAGCCGTCGTCATCGTCGTCCTTGCGCTCGTGCGACGGCACGCCCAAGCGGCCATGGCTCGCGAAAGCCACGGCGTAGGCCACCGAGTCGTAGGCGTGGTCCTCCCCGCCGTCCTGGGGGCACTCGGGGTCGGTCGGGTCCGTTCCGATGGATGGGATCACCTCCACAGCATGCTCGCACTGGCGGAAAAAGACGAGCCCCGGAGTGGTCGAGCCGTTCTCGTGGTCCTTCAGGCGCGTCATGATTCGGCGGGCGTTTCCGACCCGGCTCTTCTTGTCGGCCTGTACCCACGGGACGCCCATCGCGTTCATGTTGTCGGCCATGCACTTAGCATCTTGGCCGCGCTCCTCCCAGAGCTGCGTGTCCGCCGGACCGGTCAGAAGGCTCCGGCCCTTCTTCCACAGCCCCCACTTCGTCTCCCGCTTTTCGATCTCCTCCGCCACCTCGCGGTCCGTCCGCCGCTGGAACCAATACTCGTCCGTGCAGAACAGATTGTCCTCCGTGTCCATCGCCCACCAGTGCACGCAACCGGGCTTTTTGTAGCCCCAGTCCATCGACCGGAACCGCTTCCAATCCGGCGGAATGTTGAACGCCGGACAGACGTGGAGCCTCGAGTCCCAGGCGTCCGCGAAGAAGGACCCGACCGTGACCCACCAGTCGCCGTCGAGGAGGGCCGCCTTCATGTACTGCGGCGCGTTGAGGAGGCTCCGCTTGTACTGCTCGACGAAGGCCTTGTCCGGGTTGTCGTCTAGCTTGGCGGGCTTGTAGATGCGGGTCCACTTCCGCTCGATGCCGTCCGGGCTCTGGAGCGTCTTCACGAGGACCTTGTTGCCAGCACGCCACGGCTTCACGAAGTAGTCCCTCACCCAGTGGGGGTTACGCACGGTCGCGCCGCTCATCTCGTCCCGGTGCATCATCGGGTTCGACATGCTCCGGATGCGCAGCATCTTCGAAAGAACCGGGTCACTCGACCGGACGCGGAGCTTGATTTGCGTATACTGCTCCTCGTCAAATTGAACGAGTTCGTCAAATGCGAGGTGACTAAATTCACTGGAGAAATACATCTCCCACGAGTTGATGTCCTTACAGTGACCGAACTGGTACCGAAAACCACTCTTGAAGGTCCACGTGTTCTTGGCCGACGACCATTCCGCCGTCGGGTCGATGACGGGGATGATACGATGGGAGCGCGCCATCGTCTGCTCGAGCATCGGAGTCGTCCGGCGGAGGTGCAGGGCCCACCCGGTGCTTTCGCCCCACCGGAGCTTGTGAGCGTGGTTGCGGTTCCTGCATCGGTCGTCTTCGACCTTGGCCTGGATGAGCGGGTCCATCAGGAGGACGGTGGTCTTCCCCGGACCTGCTGACCCGGCCCCCAGCGCCTCGTCCGTCGTGAGAGCGTGGAACTCCGAGCCCCAGCGGCTCGGCACGTAGACGCTCTCCGGATCCACTCAGTAGCCCGAACGCTTTCGTCCGGCCGACGCCAGCTTGACCATCTTCTGCGGACCCCACTTCTTTTTCCCGATACTCGCCGCCAACCCGCCAGGGTTCTTGATGCCGGGCTCCTTGCCCAGCTTCGCCTTGAGGGTCTTGAATCGTTTTCCGCTTCCGAGCTTGGGGAGTGCCATCATCGTCCTTTGGTGAGAGCCTTCAGTTTCTTTCCGTGCTTGTTGGCCTTGGCCAGGTGCTCGTGCATCTTCTCGCGGTGATAGGACGCCGTCCGCTTGGGGAGGGTCCCGAAGTTGGCCGAGTCGTCGAATTCCTTGACGACCGCCTTCCCAATCTTCTTCTCGTTGGCGTGAAAGTAGCCCTGCTGGGCCTTGCTCTTGTGCGGCATCAGCTCTGCCTCCATTGCGCCAGGACGGCGTCGTAGGTGTACCGCTTGACCTGCCAGGGCTCCCAGTCTACGTCCGAGCTCCCACCGGTGACCGCCACGCCCTGAATGCCGGCGAGACTGAAGACGGTGAGGTTCCCATCGGATGGGTCCGATGCCGCGAAGACGTCGATGGCATCCCCGTCAACTGGGGTCGTCGGCAGCTCGATGACGACGCTCGAGGCGGGGTCTTCGATCATGACCCGCGTGTACGCCGTGGCGAGCATGGTCACCGACGTGTGGACGACGGGCCACTGTCCGGGTCCCCACACGAGCTTGCCAGCAAGGGAGGAGATGAGCTGACCGTCGGTGCCGGCCCTGAAGAACTTAAGGAGGAGCTGGAAGTCGGCGAGGAGCTTCTTGGTCGTGGGTCCGAGCTCTCGGTTGAGGTACGGCCACAGGTCGTCGAGTCCCGTGATTGCGCGGTCCCGGAGGGTCACCGCGAGCGCCGTAGGGTCGAAGTCGCTCATCGCATTCCGGCCTTGTCGAGCAAGAGAGCCGCTGACAGGAAGAAGCCCTTGTGGACGTTCCCCATGGCGAGACCGAAGCACTCGAGGGCTATGCGAACGTGGACCGTCAGGAAGACGCGGCGCGCATCGTCGAGAGAGCCATCGGCCTCCTCGAAGGCGCTCACAGGTCGAGCTCCTGTTTGAAGGTGTGGAAGACGGCCGCGTAGAGCCTCCGCCTGCGAGAGTCGTTTACGGGGCCTCTTCGGACCCAGTCTCGTTTCTGCTCGTCCGACAGGCTCATCCAGTCGCGACGCATGGCGTCCGGCATCCCAAGAAGGAAGCAGAGGGCCTTGTCCGCCGCGAAGGCAATCTGAGCCACCTGGCCCACGGTGAGCTGTCGGAGCTCCCGGTCGGGAACCGCGGTCCAGCCGGGAAAGTCGGCGGGGATGCTGCCGTCCCGGTTGAGCCGAATAGGGATGCGGATGTCCTGCATGGCCCGGTCGAGACGCATGTGAGGACCGTCCTCGTCGTCCGGGTCGGTGACGAGGTAGGCGAGTTGGCCGTCACTGTTCCGCTTGAACCAGGTTCGATGAGGAGGCTCTTCGGGCTCGGGTTCTTCCTTGCTCTTCTTGTCCTCTGGGTCGGCGATGCCGATACCGGCGTAGCTCGAGATGGGCTTGCCCTTCATCATTCCTTGACTTCCATTTCCTCGAGCTGGGGGCTCGGCATGGTGACGAAGACCATGTCGAACGCCGGAGGCTGCTTCTGAAGGGCCCGAGCCTTGGCGATGCCCATCACGACGTGCTCGGCCACGCGAATTCCTACGGGGGCCTTGGCCGTGGGGAGCCACGCGGCCTTGGCGATTCGGAACCTTATCTCGGCCGCTTCTCGCCCGAGAGTCGCGATCCACTCCGGCGGGACCTCTCCGTCTTCGGGATTGATTTTGGACCAACAGGCAACGCTGTTGAGGGTTTCGATGGCTTCTTGGTAGAGCTCTTCCTCGACGTCTCGGATGTCTTGGAGTCGCTGGTCCAAAGGCCGAACGAGCTCGGCATGGTGGACAACGCAATTCGCGTCGCCCCCATCTGGGCCATCTTCCAGTTCATCATCAGGCAGATCATCGAGGAAACTCGTCATTCTCCGAAGTCCAGTTCCTTGGACTCCGCCGCGCACTCGCACTCTCGGAGCCGCTCCTTGCAATCCGGGCACCAACCCGCACGAATCACCGACTCGACACTCAATCCGTCGTCATCCATGGGCGAACCCGGCCGAAGATACCGCCCACCGGTCAGGCCGGGCTTCTGAATTTGCGTGCTCCTGTGGTTCATGAGGTCAATATGACCGGCTTGGGCTTGAGCACCATACCACTTTGCACCTCGACAGGCACGACGCGGTGAGCGATGGCCTGGATACCTAGCTGGGCGAGGAGTTCCTTGACGGTCGGGCCCGTCACCGCCCCGGTGGGCGTCGAAATTTTGACCCGGCCCCCTTGGACCACCAGACCGATTTGCTGGTCCCGCTCCTGGGCCGCGCGCTTGGCGTCCACGTCGTGAGAGAAGCACGCGATGGACGTGACCGACTGCGTCCCGTCGTGGTGCTTCACGACCATCTGGAGAATGTGAACCGAGTCGCTCACTCGGCGCTCCCGAAGAAACTTGGGTCGACGATAGCCTGCCGCGCGACGACTGTCTCCGGGAACGCGCCGGGGATTTCGAGCTGCCGAGGATCGCGCGGAACCGGACCCGGTTCCGGCATGTCCTTCGAGTGACCCGTCACCCAGGCCAGCACCCGCTCCCTCGACGACGCGCTCAGCGGCTCGAGAATCTTCACCATCCGGTTCATCGCTGACAATTCTGCTCTCATGGAAATAGCTCTTTCTGTTCTGGTTGCGGTTGAATCCGCTTGCGTACCGCTTCGATTCCTTCGTGGACGGAAAAGACGAAAATACCCTCGACCCCCATGCGCTTCAGCCGGCCGAGAAACTGGAGCTGCTCCTTGGAGGCTTTTTCTCCGGGGAGTTTGCACTCCATGAAGAGAGGGCTGGGGAGGAGGGCAAGCAGGTCGAACGTGCCCTTCTCGTTGCCTCGGATGTAGCCACCTTTCGTCGGCGCCATGCCCGAGAGGATTCGGAGACAGAGCACGCCGGGGATGCTGTTCAACGCCTTAAAGAGAGGCGTGACGATGGTCGATGTCTCACTCACTGAGTGCCTTGTCTACCCGTTGCTTGATGCTCTCCAGAGACACCTTGATTCGGGTCAGCCGCTTCTGAAGGGAGTCAACCAGGTCCATCATGAACACCGCGTCAGAAGACGCGAGGCTGAGACCCTTATCGACCCGATGACGGATGTCCTGGAGTCTCTCTACCTCAGGCCCCGTCACGCCGCCTCGTCCGGGTCGTTCGGCCGGATGCGCTCCCCGCAGTCCACGCAGAACGGACCGAGGGCCGAGGAAAGATGCCCGAGCCTGTCGCAGGCCGAGTATCGCTTGACTGGCCGCGGAACGCTCATCAGCGCAGCGTCCTCCGCTTGCGCCGGCTTGCTCACCGGAGGCTTCGGCCTTGGCTCCGTCGCGTGAATGTACAGAGCCGCGATGACCAACAGGGCTATCGTCAGCGCCAGCATCCACCAGTCTAATCCGAACATCTTCGCCCTTTCACTAAGTCGCCAG